TAAGACGCTCGGTGATGTTCTTACGTGGGATGGCTCGCTTTGGGTAAACCAAGCACCAAGCATCGGTAGTGGTAACTTAGATGGCGGTAACGCCACATCAAACTATGGTGGAATAACGGCCCTTGACGGAGGATCTGCATAATGTCAGTAAGAATTCAAATTAGACGAGATACGGGAACTAACTGGTCTTCCGCTAACACAGTCCTTGCAGAAGGTGAACTTGGTTTAAACACAACCAATGACCGCTATAAGATTGGCGACGGCACCACCGCTTGGAACAACCTTGCCTATGCGGCAATTGATGAGACATTTCTTGAAGAACGCCTTGCCGAAGAACACTGGCACCAACAAGTACGCCTAGCAACTGCCGCAGTACTTCCAAACACTCCTACATACACCGCAGGTACTACTGACGAAGATGGTGGTACAGGAATTGGTGCAAAACTAGAATCATCGTCTAATGCCCGCCTATCTGTTGATGGTGTAGAAGCCGTTACAGGAAACCGTATTTTGGTTAAAAACCAGGCTGATGCAAAGCAAAATGGTGTTTATGACGTAACCGCACAAGGAAGTGGAAGCGCACACTGGATCCTCACCCGTGCAAGGTAACAACAACTACTACCAGCAGTTTGCTATTTCATCAACTGGTACAGGAACTGGTGGGATTCACGTAATTGGTACTGATGAAATTACGTTTGTTCAATGGACAGGTACAGCCTCATTTAATGCTGGTAACGGTCTCACCGTTACTGGAAACACTTTGAATGTTGTTACAGCAAGTTCTGACCGTATTATTGTTAACGCAGACAATATTGACCTTCCGACAATTACTCAAAATGATCAATCTGGTGCCGCTACTAGTACATTTATTTCAAGTGTTACTAGGGATGGTTATGGGCGTGTTACTGGCGTAGAAAGCAGTACTGTTGCTATAACACTAGGGACACACACGTCTGGTGATTATGTATCATCACTAGTAGCAGGTACGGGTGTAACCCTTACCAACAACGGTGGAGAAACTGCTACCCCAACAGTTGCCATTGGGCAAAACGTAGCCACATCTGCTTCCGTTACTTTTGCGTCTGTAACAGCGCCATTAACAGGTAATGCCGACACAGCAACAACTCTTAAAACTGCTCGCAATATTGCAGGACAATCATTTAACGGTTCAGCAGATATTTCAATTGCTCCAACAGACTTGACTGGGGTAACTGCTACTGCTTCTGAGATCAACACATTGGACGGAATTACGTCATCAACAGCAGAATTAAACATTCTTGATGGAGCAACACTTTCAACTACAGAATTAAACTATGTGGATGGTGTTACATCCTCAATTCAAACACAGATTGACTCAAAAGCACCAACAAACTCCCCAACATTTACAGGAACTGTTACCCTCCCAGACAATACTGTAGCCCTAGGTACTAAAACCACAGGTGACTACGTTGCCTCCTTGGTTGCTGGAACAGGTGTCACATTAACTAACAACTCAGGTGAGGGTGCTACACCTACAATTGCGATAGGTCAAGCAGTAGGTACTGCATCAGATGTTAGTTTTAATCAAGTAACAACCACGGGTGCTTTGTACGTAGGAACAGACCTTCATGTTGGTGGTACGTACTACACACAAACAGAAACAAACCTTGCAATTGAAGATACCTTTATATATCTCAACGATGGTAGTACCGTAACAGATCCAGACCTTGGGTTTGCTGGTAACTACAACGATGGTACATACCGCCATGCTGGTTTGTTTAGTGATGCTTCTGATGGACATAAGTGGAAGTTCTTTAAAGGCTATGAACCAGAACCAACAAACCCAATCAATACGGCGCATGCCTCGTACACTGCGGCGGATGTAGTTGCAAACACATTCCAAAGCACTGTTACAACTGGCACTGCTCCGCTAACGGTAGCGTCTACGACAGCAGTCACTAACTTGAATGCTGACCTTCTAGATGGTCAACACGGTTCGTACTACGCCCCAACAGCAAACCCAACCTTTACTGGAACAGTAGCAACATCATCTATCACTGCATCATCTAGTCCTGGACTGACCATTACTAACTCATCTGGTGATGAGGGCGGTGAATTGTTGCTTTACAAACCAGCAACAAATACCTCAATTGCTGGTACTGGTGTGACTATTGATATTTATAGAAATCAACTTCGCATCTTTGAGCAAGGCGGAAATGCCCGTGGTGCTTACATTGACCTTACGGCATGTAATGATGGTGTGGGTGCGAACTTGCTTGGTGACGTTGTTACCAACGCCCAGACTGCCTCTTACTCACTTGTATTATCAGACAAGGGTAAGTTAGTTGAGATGAATGTTGGCTCTGCAAATAACCTGACAGTACCCCTTAACTCATCACAGGCTTTCCCTGTAGGTACTCAAATCAATATCTTGCAAACAGGTTCTGGACAAACCACGGTAGTAGCCACGGGTGGCGTAACTATCAACGGAACACCTGGTTTGAAATTGCGAGCACAGTGGTCATATGCTACGCTCATCAAACGAGCAACCGATACATGGGTATTGGTAGGAGACATTTCGGCGTAATTTTGGCGTTTACTGCACCAACCTATACTGGTAAAGGAACAATTAGTTACAGAGTCACGGCTAGTTCTGGACAGACTGCTACAGGTAGTTCAAGCCCTATAACAGTTACTGGTTTAACGGCTGGAAGCACTGTTACGTTTACTGTTACTTCTATATCGTCTAATGGTGTTGAATCAGCCGCATCTTCTTCAAGTACTTCTCTTGTCATGGGTACCCCACCATCTACTCCAACTATTGGGACTGCAACTGCTGGTAATGCTCAGGCAACTATCACCTTTACACAGGGTTCGGCTGGTACAGCAGGGGCCACTAACGTCACTTACCGAATGGTGTCAAGTCCTGGTGGGTTAGTAGCAACTGGTGTAAACGTCACATCTCTTACAGTTACTGGGTTAACAAATGGAACTGCTTATACTTTTGCTGTAAGAGCAGAGAGTTCATACGGTAACAGTGCTTATTCAGCGAACTCCAACTCGGTCACCCCTGTTGCTCCTCCATACTTTCCTCCGTATTTCCCACCGTACTTTCCGCCGTACTTTCCTCCGTATTTCCCACCTTGGTTTCCTCCGTTCTTCCCACCATTCTTTCCACCTGCATTTAAGTAGGTATAGTGTGGGTATGGAATCCCCATACTGGAAAGTACCACCTGGATATTTTGGACAAAGTCCAAAAAACATACATATTCTTCGTAATTTCATTGAAAAAGACGATGTTACAACTATTGCTTCTTTTGCTAGAACCATCACCGAGTGGGCAAATGACAAAGAAGAAAACGAATACGCAGAAGATGGAACATGCACATACAACGCCGCTTATTGGAATGACAGGCAATGTTCAAGTACTATTTTGAAAAGGATTAATCCAGACATCTATAACTTAATTGACCATTACATTGACAAAATGGCAGAAACAATAAACAGTTTGTATAAATGCCATGTGCTAAAACGTCCACCATGCATCATTAGATGGTTCCCTGGAATAGAACAACGCCCACATGCCGATAAGCAGATGAATGATGGTTCTCCAAACCCGTTCCCAACATACGATATAAATTCATTGTTTTACTGGAATGATGATTTTGAGGGTGGAGAACTGTACTACCCAGAGCACGATCTTTGTGTAAAACCAGAGCCAGGATTAGCCGTGGTGCATCCAGGAGACATCCATTACTTACATGGCGTTAAAATGATAACTAAAGGTGAGAGGTATACGACTCCAGCCTTTTATTCCGTAGAGGAGTTTGTATGACAGAGATTGATCCGCAACAGGTGTCCGTGGCAATTACATACCCGATTTCTATGTATGACATACCTTTAGAGTCTTTAGACAGTGATGAAAACATTCTTGCTAAGAATAAAGGAAAAGTCACGATGGTTGTCAATGTGACTGGTGAATGTGCTAACTCATCCCAATACACAACTATTCAAAACTTGTATGACAAATATAAGGATCTTGGGTTTGAAGTAATCGCTATTCCAAGTACCGACTTCTGTGACGACGCTTACGGACCATTTAAAGAATCTAATGCTAGTCCAGTACATATGCGTGAGCACATGAAAGAACTGTACAAAACAGACTTACCATTTTCTAAGATGGCGGCAATTGTTGAAAACTCAGAAACAGGTCTTCCTGTACATCCTTTTTATCAGGTCATGCAAGAAGGAACAGACCCTATTCAAGGCAACTTTGAGAAGTTCATTATTAATCGTGATGGTACAAAAGTAGTTCGCTACTGTAATTCAGACCTTCTTGACCTTGGTTATAACTCAGGTAACAGAACTATAGACTCCAAACTGGCACTACAAAATATTACAAAAACGATTGAGGGTTTCCTACATGAGCAAGTTGAGTCTGCTTAAAGCGGCACAAACTCCACCAACAGTTACACAATCAAGAGTCAAGCGTGATTGGATGGATAATACCTACAATAAGCACGCTTATCAGTGCCTACCAATGACCTATGCCAACGTATACGGATGGGAACTACAACTACAGCAAGAAGTGGTAGTTGAGTGGGACGGTTCTAATACTCCGCCAAAGATACTGAGCGGAGGGGCAATGGGCGATCAAGTAGTCGCTAGTGGAAACATCATAGGTATGGTGTCATTTAGAACTGGCTATTCATTTAGAACTGAAGAGCCATACTCCACATGGATTGGTGGGTCTCCTAACTTCTTTGTAGATGGCGCAGAACCTCTGTCAGCAATCATCCCTAGTAG